CAACGCCTTCGCCCTCCAGCTGCTCATCACCAAAGCCCTGGACGACACTGGCGCCAAGATCTTCAGCCCCGGCGAAATTGACGTGCTGAAGAACGAAGTCAAGGACAAGGACCTGCAAGCTCTGATGCTGGCGATCCTGACCGACGGCGAGGAGCCGATCGACCCAAAATCCTGAGTGCCGAGCTTCGGAAAGACACCTGGCTCATGCTCCAATTCGGAGTTGCCAAAGAGCTAGGCAAGACCCTTTCCGAAGTCAGCACCACCATGACAGCCGAAGAGCTAATCGGCTGGAGCGCCTACTTCAGCATCCTCAACGAGGACCAGCAGAAGGAGATCGACAAAGCCCGACGCCGCCGCTAGCCCCGGCGGCTTTTTACGGCGTAAACTGAAGTACCAGAGTGTGACGCGGCACCGTGGCCTATACAGCCGAGATTCAAATCGCTGTAAAAGGTGCGAAGGAGCTTCGTAGCTTTCAGACTGAACTGAATAAAAGTTCAGATGCAGTAGATCGCCTAAATAGAGACATAAAAACTTTAAGCGAAGGAGGCATACCCAGAAGTTTTAACAACCTAAACAGTTTGCTAGCTGTCGCAGCAAACAATTTTAATAAAGTCGCCTTAGGAACGCAGGAAGCGGCAACAGCTGCGCGGGACTACATACGAGCTGCCGATGAAGTAAATGCCGGATTGCGTGAACGCGCTGCACTACTAAAACAAGTAGCAGATGAAGAGCGCAGAGCACGTTTGGCAGCCGCAGGTATCCGTGAAGCGACTCAATATGGAGGACCCATCGGTCCCGGCGCTGCCTCCCCCGTAGCACTCGCTAGTCAGTTGCGCGGAAGAACGCAGCAAATACTGGATGAACGTAAAGGTGTTGATGAATTAACCGCAGCTTTAGCCGAGTTAGAAGAAAGACGGCGTTTGGAAACAAACGCAATGCTCGACGAAAAAGCTGCCCAAGTACAGTTAAACCTGGCGCGTCAAGAGGAGCAGCGTAAGTTTCTTGCTGGTGCGGCACAACAGTACCAGTATCCTATTGGACCATCACAGCGATCTAAGCGGTTCCGGTTTGAAGGCGATGTATCTCCTGAACGTGCAGAAACGGCTTTACGAAACAAAGAACTTAAAGAGCAAAGGCGGTTAAATCAGCAGTTCTTTGCCGAAGAAAAACAGCAACTGCTGGAACTAGATAGGCTCCGCGCTGCCAACGCTCAAAAGCAAACCCAACGGCTGCAAGCACTGGGCAAGACAATTAGTGGCAGTTTAAGTTCTGCTGCTATTGGCGGAGCCTTTCCTTTACTTTTTGGGCAAAGCCCTCAAGCAGCTCTTGGCGGCGCGATAGGTGGTTTGCTGGGTGGAGCCGCAGGGGGATTCGCGGGATCCTTGCTTGGTACAGCTCTCGGGGAAATAGAAGCGGCTAAAGCCCGCACAAAAGAACTTGCTCTTGAACTCGGATTTAGCTCAACTCAAGCAAAACAACTAGCTACCGCCTTCGAGCTAGCGGGTAGGAATAGCGACCAACTTCAAGCCGCAATCGTAAATATCCAAGGTTTAGGGTTATCTGTAAATGAAACCTCGTCAGCTATAAAAATTGCTGTTGAGCTGTCTAAAGAATATGGCGGAAGTGTAGAAAAAATAGCGCAAGCGTTTGCTGATACATTAGAGTCAGGTAAAGTAAGTGTGTCTACGTTAAACAAATTTACTGCTCAAGGTATTCCAATTCAAGAAAAATTAGCAGACAAGTTAGGCGTAAACCGCACAAAACTGCTGGAGATGGCTAAAGACGGCAAAGTAAGCGTACAGCAAGTAACAGATGTGCTTGTTGATATGGGCCGTGAAGCCGAGGCGTCAGCGGACAAAGGCAAAAATGGTTTTGACCGCTTTACAAGCGCAGTTACACAGATAGCGACCGCAGTTGCTGGGGCAGCTGGGGCAATCCTTAAAAATCTTGTTCCTGCTCTAGATACAGTTTTGACTCGTCTAGCAGCAATTATTACCCGAGCTACCAGAGCGTTGAGCCTTATTGCAGATGCGACTGTAGGGGAGCTGTCTTCAGCTGTTTTTGGTGCTGGCTTTGACCGCGGTACGGGTTTTGGTAATAAGGGTAATATCGACGCTATTGGTAAGGCGCTAGCTAATCTACGACCGGAAGTAGCTACTAATAGAGAAGAATTAGACAAGATAGCTACAGCAGCTGGTAGTGCTCAAATTGAGTTGGGTAAGTTTGGCGGGGCTCTCGGAACCTATGCCGAACAAACTGCTCAAAAACAACTATCAAGAGTACAAGCAAGTATTGTAAAAAGACGGCAAGAACTTGGCGCACCTACTGCTGCAGGCATTGTAGATATAAACGCTCCGGTAAATTTACCGCCTTCGGGAGGTGGCGGAGGCGCAGATAAAGCCGCAAAAGCTGCTGCTCGTGAACAGGCTCGCGTTGCTGAGCTAATCCGTTCTCAGCGTCTAATTACACTCGAATATCAGCGCCAGCAAGACTTTAATGCAAAAATATTTGCCGCTGAAATGGCGAAAGACCCCATGCTCGCTCGCCGTTTAGAAGGCGAACGGCAACTAGTTGAGTGGGGCATTGAAACTGCAGATTTACTGGAAAAAGAAGCGAGCGCAGCAGGCAAACTAGCCATTACAAAAGCTCAACAAGCTAAGCAGGGAGTTATTCGACAAAAAATAGAGCAAGACATCGCAAAGTTAGAAAAAGAGCGTAAAGATAACGCTAGGCGTACAGTTGAAGGTTTGCAGAACGAGCTGGCTATTAAAAACGCCGTTACTCAGGCCGAGCGTGACCGCTTACGCATCGCCTATGAAATGAAAGTCTTAGAAGAAGACAAACAATTTGACGCAAATCAACTTGAACAAATTAAACAGCTTAAAGAACAGCTAGCAGCTCCCGCACTAGGTGCAGACCTGATTCGTCAACAAATAGGCACGCTAACAGACGAATTAACAAAACTTACAGACCTTGGAACTCAGGTCACAGTTATTGCTGAGGGCATTGGTTCTGCCTTTGCCAACTCCTTCAAGGGCGCCGTTTCAGGTGCAATGACAGCTCAGGAAGCCCTCGCCAGTTTCTTCCAAAGCGTGGCCGACCGCTTCTTGGACATGGCGGCCCAAATCATCGCCAAGTGGATCGAAATGACGATCCTCAACAGCGTCCTCAACCTTTTCCCCGGCGGCGGAATGGGTCTTGGGGGTGCTACGGCCGCTGCGGGCAAATTAAATCCTGCTGTCGGATTTGGGGTTGGCCCTATTGGATTCAGAGCAGCAGGCGGTCCCGTATCTGCTGGCTCGCCCTACATCGTCGGCGAACGCGGCCCCGAACTGTTTGTTCCCGGCCGCAGCGGCGGTATTGTGCCCAACGACAGCCTTGGAATGGGAAGCGCCAACGTCGTGGTGAATGTGGACGCCAGCGGGTCTAGTGTGCAAGGGGATGGCAACCAAGCCAACCAGCTTGGCAAAGCCATCGGCATCGCGGTCCAGCAAGAACTCATCAAACAAAAACGCCCCGGAGGCTTGCTCGCCTAATGGCCACCTTCCCCAGCTACAACCCGACCTACTCGGCCAACAAAACCAGTCAGCCGACAGTCCGCACGGTCCAATTCGGTGACGGCTACCAGCAACGCTTGACCTACGGCCTCAACCAAAACCCGAAAGAGTGGCGCCTCAGCTTCAACGTATCGGACGACGACGCCGACGTCATCGAAGCCTTCCTCAACGCCCGCGCCGCCGACAACGCCAGCTTCGATTGGACCCCGCCCGACACCACCACGTCTTACAAGTGGATCTGCCCCAGCTGGACCCGCGAAATGTTTGATTTCCAGCGCAGCAAAATCGACGTGACCTTCCGCCAAGTATTTGAACCCTGATGGCGTACTCAGCCTGGGCCAGTTCAACTGCCTATGCCGCTGGCGCGATTGTCCGCGCCACCAGCCTGCAGGCGTCCGGTCTTGTCTTTCAATGCACCACGGCTGGCACCAGCTCTAGCACCCAACCCGCATGGCCAACTGACATTGGCAGCACCATCACTGATGGCACGGTTGTCTGGACGGCGATTAGCAGCGTCTACGAGGAACTGGCTGCGATCGCACCTAGCGCGATCATTGAACTGTTTGAGCTGCAGCTTGATGCAACGTTGCACGGCAGCAGTGATGTGTACCGCTTCCACAATGGCGCCAATGTCAACGTCACGGGCAACATCATTTGGAACGGCAATGCATACACGCGGCTGCCGATCAAGGCGGAAGGCTTTGACTACAGCAACACTGGGACGCTGCCGCGCCCGACGCTGACTATTGCCAACCTAGGCGGCACCATCACAACGTTGCTGCTGCTGGTGAACGCAACCACTGCAGGCAACGATCTGGGCGGTGCCAAGGTCACACGTATCCGCACGCTGAAAAAGTACTTAGACGGTGAAACTGGCGCCGATCCGTATGCCAAGTTCCCTGATGAGATCTGGTTTATCGATCGCAAAGCAAGCGAAAGCCGCGATGTCGTTAGCTTTGAATTGGCAAGCAAGTTTGATTTGGCGGGCATCAAAATTCCTCGTCGGCAGATCATTGCCAATATTTGCCAGTGGCAATACCGAAGCGGTGAGTGCGGCTACACAGGCAGCAACTACTTTGATGTCAACGACAACACTGTCGGCGTGTTGGCCGAAGACCGTTGCGGCAAGCGGCTCAGTTCGTGCAAGTTGCGATTCGGGGAGACAGCGGAATTACCCTTCGGCAGCTTCCCGTCCGCCGGTCTTGTCTCATGAAGTTATCGGACAGCCTTAAGGCAAAAGCACTGGAGCACGCACAAGCCGAATTTCCTAAGGAATCATGCGGTTTGGTTGCGGTCGTCAAAGGTCGTAAGCGGTATTTCCCCTGCCGCAATTTGGCAGATACCCCCAGCGAGCACTTTGTCCTTGACGCGGCGCAGTATGTCGAAATCGAGGATCTGGGCGAGATCGTGGCAGTCGTCCACAGCCATCCCAAAACGAACCACGCCCCGTCGCAAGCTGATCGCGTTGCCTGCGAAAAATCCGGCTTGCCTTGGCACGTCATCAATCCGCAGACCGAGCAATGGGGCTACTGCGAGCCGGGAGGCTTTGAACTGCCCTACGTGGGGCGCGAGTTTGTCTTCGGCATCGTGGATTGCTACAGCCTGTGCCGCGACTGGTACAAGCGCGAGTTCGGATTGGATCTGCGGGACTACGACCGCCGCGACCAGTTCTGGACAAGAGGCGAGAGCCTGTACATGGACAACTTTGCCAACGAGGGCTTCCGCCAGATTCCGTTTGAGGATCTGCAGTATGGCGATGCCATCTTGATGCAGTTCTCCTCGCCGCTGCCAAACCATGCCGCCATTTACTTAGGCGAGCAGCTCGTGCTGCATCATTTGCAGGGACGACTCAGTAGCCGTGATGTGTATGGCAGCTACTATGTAAAAAGCACCGCCTGCGCCCTGCGGCATGAAAGTCGTTAAGGTCTACGGCGCACTCCGCAAAAAGTTGGGGCAGTGCCGTTTTGAGTTCGACGCCGACACGCCAGCCCAAGTGCTGAAAGCGTTGTGCGTCAACTTCCCAGGTCTTGAAAAGTGGTTGATTGATAGTGAACAGAACGGTGTAGGTTACCGCGTTACTATCGGCAAGGAAAAAATCGTTGACAATAACGTGCAGCTAATTGTTTGTCCTTTTAGCGAACGCGAAGTTTTTAGCATTACTCCGGTTATTGCTGGTGCAGGGCAAGGCGCGGGGCAGATTTTGGCTGGCATAGGTTTGGTTGCATTGGCGATTGTTGCGGCGCCTTTAGGGGCGGGATTTTTAGGCTTAGGGGCTGGTGCCTTTACTTCCACAACAGGCACAGCTTTAGTTGCCGGAACAGCTACTGGTTTTTTTACTACAGCAGCGTTGAGTGCAGCGTCAACTCTTGTCGGAGGATTAGGAGCGTATTTAATTTTTAGCGGCATTTCCCAAGCCATTTCGCCAACACCGCAGTTTTCGTCTTTTGAACGCGGGCGCGATGCAGCCAAGCTGGAATCATTTAGTTTTAGCGGCATCGTCAACACGGCAAAGCAAGGTTTGCCTGTACCAATCGCCTACGGCAGGTTGTTTGTCGGCTCTGCTGTTATATCCAGCGGTCTAGATGTTGAGTTTAGCCCCAACTCGCCGTCTAAACCGACACCAAGCGACTTTGCCTTTTTCAGTAAATGACAAACCGCACATCCCAAATACAAGGTTCTGGTGGCGGTGGTGGCGGCGGCTGCTTCTTGGGACACACCCTCGTCGCCACGCCAACAGGTGAACGCCGCATTGATGAACTGCAGCCAGGCGATCTGGTTCTGAGCTTTGACGATGCTGGTGCGATCCACGAAGCCAAGGTGCTCAAAGTTCACGAGCACGACAACGAGCGCGTTCTGTGTTACCGGCTCTGGGGCGGTCAAGTATTAGACGCCACGCCCAACCACTGGGTACTCAACCAGTTCAACGCCTTCGTCGAAATCGACACGCTTGGCGCTGATGACTGCCTTGTTGACCACAACGGGCACTTACGCCCCATCGTTAGCAAAACGGAGTTCTGCACTGGCACCGTCTACAACCTGACGGTTGAAGGGCACCATACTTTTATTGCCGGCGGCATCCGCGTTCACAATGCCGGCTTGGGTGTTGGTATTGCTGGCTCTGGTGGCGGCGGTGGCGGTGGTGGCAAAGGCGGTGGCGGCGGTGGACAACGCACGCCGGTAGAAGGTGATGACACACTGCAGTCGGTTCAGTATGCCGCCGTACTAGATCTTATTTGCGAGGGCGAGATACAAGGACTGGACAATGGTGCAAATAGCATCTTTCTTGATGGCACGCCGGTTAAAGATACTGCCGGCAACGATAATTTTCGTGGATACCAAATTGCCTTGCGCAATGGCTCACAAGTTCAAACCGCCATTGGTGGTGCAGCTAACGCAACAGAATCAGAAGAGGCAGTTGGTGTTGAGCTGTTTGCATCCACGCCTATTACTAGGCAAATTACTGACACCGCCGTTGATAGAGTGCGTGTCACAATCAACGTACCGGCACTTCAAATTATTGAGGACGACGGCGACATTGTTGGTCACTCAGTTTCACTGAACATCAAAATTCAGTACAACGGTGGTGGCTACACCGATGTTTTAAGTGACACGATTAGCGGCAAATCAAGTAGCCTGTACCAGCGCGACTACATGATTCAGGTCGCTGGCGCATTTCCTGTAGATATTCGCGTCACCCGTACAAGCGCAGACGAGTCCTCTGTTAAGCGCCAAAACGAAACCTTCTGGTCTTCGTACACAGAAATTATCGACGAGAAACTGCGTTACCCAAACAGCGCACTTGTTGGCCTGCGATTTGATGCACGCAACTTCAACAACATTCCTGCCCGTAAGTATTTAATTCGTGGCATCAAAATCCAGTTGCCGTCAAACGCTACTGTTGATACCACAAATTACATCGGGCGCGTCACCTATGCCGGCGTGTGGAACGGCACGTTTGGTGCAGCGCAATGGTGCAACGACCCCGCATGGTGTCTATTTGATCTGCTGACCAACACTCGTTACGGCGCGTCAATCCCCGCCAGCAGCCTCGACAAATATGACTTTTTTGCCATCAGCCAATACTGCAACGCCCTTGTTGACAACGGCAAAGGTGGCTTGGAACCACGCTTCTCCTGCAACCTACTAATTAACAGCCGCGACGAGGTTTACAACGTCATCCAAGAGATGACCAGCCTGTTCCGTGGCATCGCGTATTACGGCGCTGGTTCCTTGGTGCTGCTGCAGGACAAACCAGCCGACTCCCAATACGTACTTGGACCAAGCAACGTTATTGATGGCTTTTTTACTTACAGCGGCACATCACAAAAAGCACGCCACACCTGCGCGACCGTTGCGTGGCAGTCTTACGACACATTGGGTGAAGTTGAATACGAGTACGTCGAAGATGCTGATGCGGTCAGCAAATACGGCATTATCAACAAAGACATCAAGGCACTGGGGTGCTACAGCCAAGGTCAGGCACACCGCGCCGGTAAGTGGGCGCTGCTCAGCGAACAAAACCTGACCGAAACCGTTACGTTCTCCGTCTCGATAGAAAGCGGCGTTGTCCTGCGCCCTGGCATGGTGATCGACGTTGCCGATCCAACCAAGGGTGGCACCCGTCGTAGCGGTCGCATCAACAGCGCCACCACAACCACGATCACTGTTGACAGCAGCACAAATCTATCGGTCAACCTTGCCAACGACCCCAACATCTCGGTGTTGATGCCAAGCGGCAACGTAGAACTACGACCGATCCAGTCCATCAGCGGCACCACCATTACGGTCGGCAACGCATTTAGCGAGGCACCAAACGCCAACAGCATCTGGCTTATCCAAACCACCGACATCCAGTCGCAGCAATATCGCGTCCTCAATGTCGCCGAAGCAGAAGATGGCATCTACGGCGTTACCGCACTGGAATACAACGCATCGATTTATAGCGCTATCGAAACAGGCAACAAGCTGACAGAGCGTGACATCTCCAACCTTACCGATCCGCCCGAAGCCGTCACCGGCATAACCGGCACTGAATATTTATACGTTGATGGTCAGAGCGTATTTTCTGGTTTTGACCTGAGCTGGGTCAGCCCTAAAGAGCGTGTCAGCGAGTTCCGCGTTGAGTACCGAATTGATAACGACAACTTCCAACAGGTCGCTACATCGTCGCCATCGTTGCAGATCAGGTCAACACGCCCCGGCACTCTGTTTGTTCAGATTACCGCTGTCAGTAGTATCAACAAGTTCGGTCCAATATCAACAGCACAATTTGGACTTGTTGGCAAAACCGCCGTTCCCGGCAACGTACAAAACCTCAGCTTTGAGGCCATCAACGCCAACTCCGGTCGCTTGCGCTGGGATGAGACCGTAGACCTCGACGTAAAAGTCGGCGGCAAAATCCACATCCGCCACAGCAATCTGACCGACGGCTCGGCTAGTTGGAGCAACAGCGTTGACCTGATTCCCGCCAAATCGGGCAGCGCTACTGAGGCAATCATCCCGCTGGTGGAAGGCGAGGTGCTGGTCAAGTTTGAGGATGACGGAGGCCGTCAAAGCGCCAGCGAAACCAGCATCATCATCGACCTTCCCGACACGCTGGCACCGCTCACGCTGATCAACCGCCGCGAAGATCAAGACGCTCCACCATTCCAAGGAACACGCACCAACACCTTCTACAGCGAGGAGTTCGACGCCCTGACGCTGGATGGCTCGGACTTGCTGGATGACGTGCCTGATGTGGATCTGCTGCCCACCTTCGACGTGATGGGTTCGGTGCAATCTTCCGGCACCTACGACTTCGCCACCACCGTTGATTTCGGCAACACCTTCTCCATCGACTTCAGCCGCTACTTCGTCACCCGTGGCTACTACCCCAGCGACCTGATCGACAGCCGCCTAGCCGAAGTGGACGACTGGAGCGATTGGGACGGCGGCGTGATCGACGCGGTGAACGCCATCCTCGAACTCCGCAGCACCACCGACAACCCCAGCGGCACCCCGACTTGGAATGCATGGCAGCCGTTCGTCAATGGCACCTTCCGTGGCCGTGGCTTCCAGTTCCGCACCACGCTGACCAGCAACGACGTTGCCGAAAACATCCTCGTGGATGAGCTGGGCTACCTCGCCACCGTCCAACGCCGGACCGAGCAGAGCAACGCCGCAGCGAGCGGCACCACCAACACCGCCGTGACCTTTCCCTACCCGTTCTTCACTGGAACGGCCAGCATCGGCGGCCTAAACGCCTATCTGCCCAGCGTCGGTGTGACGGCACAAAACCTGCAGGCCGGCGATTACTTCCAGATCTCCAACGTGACTGGCACCGGCTTCCAGATCAGCTTTTTCAACTCCGGTGGTAGTCCAGTCACCCGCAACTTCACATGGAGTGCAACCGGATATGGACGGCAGGGCTAAACTTCTTGTATTAGAGGACGCCTGATTCGTGGCTCAGCACGATTACGTCATAGCCAACGGCACAGGTGCGGCTGTCAGGTCGGATCTGAACGGTGCCCTTGCTGCAATCGCCACGATCAATAGTGGCGCCACTGCACCGACCACTACTTACGCCTTCCAGCTCTGGGCAGATACCACCACCGGCCTGCTCAAGATCCGCAACGCCGCCAACTCGGCTTTCGTAACCGTTGGCACGCTGGCCTCCACGAACCTCGGCCTCGCATCTCTGGCTGGCGCCACGTTCACCGGCGACGTCATCCTTGGCACCACCACGGCGCTTGAACTGCCGGACGGCACCACCGGCCAACGCCCCGGCACCCCGGTCAACGGGATGATCCGGTACAACACCACCCTCAACCAGTTCGAGGGCTACAAAGCCAGCGCCTGGGGCGCCATCGGCGGCGGTGCAACGGGTGGATCGTCTGATGACATCTTCTACGAAAATGGCCAGACGGTCACCAGCAATTACAGTTTGACTGCCGGCAAAAATGCCATGTCAGCCGGACCCATCACGATAAACTCCGGGGTGACCGTTACGGTGCCCTCGGGCGCTTCTTGGGTGGTGGTGTAAGTCATGCCAATCGCAATCAACGGCTCTGGAACAATCACTGGCATCAGCGCAGGCGGTCTGCCCGATGGCGTGATCACCACGGATGACATTGCGGCCAACGCTGTCACCTACGCCAAGATCGGCACCACTGAGCAGGGGCAACTCTGCAAAGCGTGGGTGAACTTCAACGGCACCTCGACGGTGGCGATCCGCGCCAGTTACAACGTGAGCAGTATTACGGATAACGGGACGGGGGACTATACGGTGAACTTCACGACGGCGATGGCGGATGCGAATTATTCAATTTTGTCTATTGGCAACAGAAGTCAAGCGTGGATAACCGCATTAAACGACACAGCAGCAGCTCCCACGTCTTCAGCCGTTCGCATTGCGACAGTAACTAGTAGTTTTACTTTTGCTGATCCCCCATACGTCAACGTTGCAATCTTCCGCTAAAGCCATGAACAGAATCATCTACCAAAACGAGACCGGCGGAGTCTCCATCATCATCCCCACCGGCGAGCTGCCCATCGAAGAAGTCGCCGCGAAGGATGTGCCCGAAGGCGTGCCCTACGAGATCGTGGACGAAACCGACATCCCCAGCGACCGTTACTTCCGCAATGCGTGGGTCATGGGCGACTGCTGCGTGGAGCACGACCTTGATAAGTGCAAAGAGATCGGCCACGACCGTCGCCGCCAGCAACGCGCTGAGGAGTTCAAGCCCTACGACGAGGTGATCATGAAACAGATCCCTGGTGCTGATGCCACCGCAGCAGAAGAAGCCCGCCAAGAGATCCGCGATAAATATGCCCTTGTCCAAGACGTGATCGAAGGCGCGTCTACCCCTGACGAAATCAAGACCGCCCTGGAGGTGAACCAATGACACTCAGACTGAACGGCAGCACATCGGGTTACACCGAGATCGACGCTCCGGCGGTGGCTGGGTCGAACACGCTGGTGCTGCCGACTGGTAATGGCTCAGCCGATCAGGCGCTTGTCACCAACGGCAGCGGCACCCTGAGCTTCGCTGATCGCGGGCGGATGACGCTTGCCACCGCTCAGAACAGCACCAGCGGCACCAGCATCGACTTCACCTCAATCCCGAGTTGGGTAAAGCGGGTGACGGTGATGTTTAACGGGGTGAGCACCAACGGGACATCAAACCCCATTATTCAAATTGGAGCAGGCTCCGTAGAGACAACGAGCTACGCCAGTGGTTTGGGTTTTGCAAATGCCACTGGAACCCAAGTGGGTCCTTTAACAACCGGCTTTGCTTGTGGCGGCACCCAGGCGGTCAATCTTATTTATGCAAATGCAACGCTGATTTTACTCGGTTCTAACCTGTGGGTTTATTCCTTGGCTGGCTATTTGAACGCCAGTGGTACGGTCTACGGAATGAGCGCGGGTGGCAATAAAACACTTTCCGGCACCCTAGATCGAGTCCGAATCACCACCGTCAACGGCACCGACACCTTTGACGCCGGGTCGATCAATCTACTTCTGGAGGGCTGATCATGAGCACGCTATCTACCACCAACCTCAAGAACCCCAGCTCCGGCAGCAATAATATCGTTCTGGCGACTGACGGTAGCGCCACGATTGCCACGCTCAGCAGCACCACGATCACCGGCACCACAATTCAAGGCACGATCAAGTCAGGCACATCCGTTGCTTCGACTAGTGGAACTTCGATTGATTTCACCAGCATCCCGAGTTGGGTGAAGCGGATTACGGTGATGTTTAACGGGGTGAGTACGAATGGAAGCAGTATTGTGCAGGTCCAGCTTGGGACAAGTAGCGGCGTTACAGCTTCTGGCTACCTGTCTGCTGCTTGGGCTGGTGGTTCCAGCAATGCGGGATCTACATCAACAACCGGCTTTGCGGCGATGTACTCACAAGCAGCCGCTAGTACCATGATGGGACACCTAGTAATAACCAACATTTCAGGAAACAGCTTCATTGCAAGTGGGGCAGTGGGTTACCAGCCAACTACTGCAAACATCGTCACTGCGTGCGCTGGCAATGTCACCCTCTCCGGCACCCTAGATCGCGTACGGATTACCACCGTCAACGGCACCGACACGTTCGATGCCGGGTCGATCAACATCCTTTACGAGGGCTAAACCATGCACCGCATG